TTTAGAACAATTTACTGTAGGTACTGCACATGCATCTACTGTAGCTGGTACTTCTTTGTAAGGTACTTCTTGAATATTAGTTCCCCCAATATTATATCCTGTATTGATTGTGTACTCACCACAAATCATAGCATAATTAAAAGTATAAAAATCATCTGGCAATTTTACTTTCCCATGACATACTTCAAGTATAACTTCTTTTTGTTGGTTAATTCTTAAACCAAGATCATAATTAATTCTTCTTGCAACTTTGATAAGAGTTTGAGGCTCTATCATATTCTCTAAAGCAAATGTTTGAAAGTCAACCATTATGTCTTCCAGCAATTGATCAAAGCTTCTATATTTTAGTGTATAATTAAAATCCATTATCTAAGTATGTTTTGTGAATCATCAGGACCATTTGTAGGTATTTGCATTGACATTGTAAAGTCTTTAACAACATACTGTTCAATTTCTGAAAATATATATTCCGGAAAAGGTAATCTATTGTCTTGTCTTACTTTACATTTATTTTTATCATCACAGTGATACTCAGCAATATTAGCATCAAATAATGCTTCAACTTTAATTGCATCCCATTGACAATCTGGTAAATAAAGATATTCATCAATTGACCAAAAGTATTTTTGTTTATTGTACTTAAAGGTTGTTGTCTTTGTAATAGATGTATATGTACCCGGCTCAGTACGGTATAATTCTTGAGATCCATCTATAGAAGATACAGAACGGATAAGTGGACCAAAAGTTCCATCAAATATTCTAGGTAATTTATATTTTGTTCTTTTAATATAACAATCAGAATATATTCCCGCACATTTTGCTTCTATCTTATCTACATCAATAAGTTCAACATATGGTAAGTCAGTCCAAATAGAACTCATTCTCATAAGTTTATATTGGTTGTCTTCTCTTTTTAAAAGTGTTTCACCATACTTTATGATTGCAAGGTAAATACTTCTATCTGTTAAAAAAGGATCTTCTTTAACAGCTTTAAGTGTTGCCCTTACTCTAGATATTGCTTCTCCAATTGTTGTCATAAGTCAAATTCATTATAAGTATTAAGTTGTACATTTAATTCTTTTTGTCTTTTGTTTTTAAGACTAATTGCTGTATACAACTTTCTTAATTTTTTATGTGGGTCTACTTGTATATACATTGTCCAATTTTCTGGATATGCCTTAGCAACCGCTCTTTTAAAATTTCTACAAGCTACAAAACTCCAACATTCTCTAAATGTGAATTTATATTTACTTGAATAACTTGTATAAAATATTTTAGCAAGTTTACCATCTGTTTCCCAATTATTATTACTTACACTAACACCATATTTTTTTGATTTAGCATAATCTACATTATTACCTTTTGCTCTTTCACATGTTCCAATAAAAATTGAACCTAATCCTTCTGGTAACTGTACACCATCTCTTGTTTCAATTACAGTTTCCCAAAAAGTTTCATTAAAACTTTTAATGATTACTCTAATTTGTGCTTCAGTTATATCATTATACTTTGGATATTTTTCTCTAAAACTTTTAAAGTATTTTTTATCAATAATATTAACTACTTCTTGTCTAAACCTTGGAGCTGTTACATCTGGTACTCTAAATTCTTTACTCATTCTATACTATTTAATATACAAAAAATTATCCATACTTGCAAATATAAGAAAAATAGAAAACCCCAGACTCATTTGCCTAGGGTTCTCCTCTTGTTAGTCACAGAAACCAACAAACTGCGACATCTTTTAGATCTCCTCTACCATAATTTGAGCTTTTAACAATCTACCAACTCCACCTGATTTACTTTTAAACTTAAGTGAAACAGCATCATTTGGTGCTAAGGTAACTACTTGGTAAAAGGAAACATTTTTAGGAATACGTGTATTATAAAATCTAAACTCTACTGGATTTATACTAGGAGTTGTAACTACTTTTTCTGTTGTCAAAACAGTAATTATGTCTCCAACATTTGGTCCATCAAATAAAGCACCTGCTAAATCTTGATTACCCAAACTTTCCCATGCAATTATATCAACAAAAGTTGCTGTTTTAATAATAGCACCATCAACCCAATTTGAAAAGTCAGCTACATTAACTGCAGCTAGTGCGGTATCTGTATTATATGATACAAATACTTTAAATGTTTTACTAGTTAATGCTGTGTTTGTATAAGTGAGTGTGTTATAACCAATTGGAAAAAAGTAATTATCAGGACCAGGACTTGGAGCTCCTGCTACAATATTAATATCACTTACAACTTGTTGATGAAAAAATACTTTAGCTGGTACACAAAAGTAATCTACTATATCTTGTAAAACATCAACTATTGGTGTTCCACTAGTAGATATAATATCTGTACCACACGTTACATTTGTTGCAATACTTAAATTATCACAAATATATTCTACTACTGCTATAAAAGCTTCTTGAACAGTTGAATTATTTGGGATAACTTCATCAGTTCCACAACTTACTTTTGCAATTAATATACTAAAGTTAGCAAATGCATTACATAGATAATCTACAATATTATTAAGGGCATCTGCCACATTTGTATCTGTTGCTACAACAACATCAGGTGTACAAATAATTGGATCTCCTGAATAAATTATACATTGTGCATCAAATACTTCAGCACATGGTTGCGCTTCAGGACAATCAACTGGTGTTGGGCATGGTGGAGGTGACGTTAAAAAACTATCTTTGCATCCACATCCTATTTTATCGCATCCGCAATTTGTACATGTTCCCATATCTTATAATTCTTGAATAAATATTTGTGCTTTAAATAAAATTGAATTTGTTGTATTTGATAATGTCTTAAATTTAAGACTAACAGATTCATTATTGTTTAATGTAACCATTTTAAAAATTGAAAGTGTGTTTGCAGATAAACCACTGCCAAATCTAAATTCAACAGGAGTTAATGAAATATTAGTTATTACTTTTTCAGCTGTTGTTAAATTTACTGCAGATGGTATAGGTGCTGGACTGTCATATATTGAACCTAATATTTCTACTCTTCCACCATAACATTCATATTCAATTGTATCAACGGCAAGTACTGTTTTAATAATTGCACCGTCTACCCAATTAGCAATTTCATCATTTTGTAAAAATATTGACATACCAGATGTATTTGCTACTTCATAACTTACATGTACTGCAAAGGTTTTTGCTACTCCTGAAGTATTTGTATATGATAATACATTATATCCGGTTGGGAAATGATATGTAGAAACACTTGGCACTGCACTTAATGCTACTTGTACTTCTCCTATCACTTCTTCATAGAAGTTAAGCTTAGGTCTTGATACTGTGTATTGAGTTTTATTACCTCCTAATGCTAAAGGTGTAACTACTATATCATCTGCACCTACAACAATTGCTTCTTTTGTATCAATTGTATATGTTGTTACTCCTGCAACTGGTCCTGTAGGTGTTACTACTGTATTGTCACCTGCTACTACTATAGTATCTTTTCCATCTATAGTATAGTCTGTTACTTGGTCTGATCCTACTATAGTTACAACTGGCGTAACAGTAATATTGTCACCTGCAGTTATAGTAGTTAATTCTGTTCCTCCGTTTCTAACATCACAAAGTGCAAGCCATAAATTATTAATTGCATTTGCCAATGTAATTGGTGATGCAACATATGATGGATATGCAACTTGCATTTGAGTTCCAGGTGATGTAAATCTTAAAGCTTCAGAATCATCTGTACCTAATATACATTGTGATAATACTGCATTAGATAAATTCGGAAATGTATCAAATACAGCTTTGTATGGGCACCACTCTTCATTAATAAATCTACTAATTACAATATCAATATCTTGTGTTGTTCCTGCAGCTAAAACTGGAATAATTGTTCCTATATTACATTGAAGAATAAATGATGGAATAACAAATACCGGTGGTGGAGTTGACTCAAGTGTAGTTACTCTAACATTTAATGAATTAATACCAGAATTAATTATTGATATTTCTGTAACTATAGTACATATTCTATTTGCAATTTGATCAACATAGTCAACTATAGTTACTGTTCCTCCACCAAAGCATGATGCAGCTGTAAGTAAATAATCTGTTACTACTGCTGATTTATTTGCAACAGCTGCTGTTGATGTACTAGGTCTAATAACAGCAACATCAATATTTTCTAAAGCACAAATTCTATTAATTAAAAATTGAAGTAACTCTTGAAAATTATTTGGTTTGCATGATGCTAAGTTAAAACATGCTAAGTCATAACTTGAAACATTAAGATAATCAATTATTGTACATAATTCTGTAGCAAGTTTAAATACAACATCTGATACAGTATCTCCTGTACATAAATTAATACAAGGTATATTATCACCGGCCCATATCACACAATTGGATGATATTGGACTACATGGTGAATTATCTAAATTTAAAGGTCTCATATTTTTTCTTATAATATAATATAACAAATTTTATTGAATTATCCTAATGTAATATTTATATATAACATACATAAACTCTTTAACAATTGCAAAGCATTATAGTTTCTTATTATTTTGGACAAATCTTATTCAATTGGTATAACTACTAAATTCATTTCTATTCTTGGTTGCTTGAGAGCCATTAAATCTACTTTTAATTTATGCATTTTTAATAAATCATTTTTCAGGTTTATATAAGATCCTTTAAAACTTTGATTAATTCTTACATCATAATCAGATTCACAATCCCAGTTTCCCCAAAAATAACTTCCAAATACAAATACTTCATTAACCGTACTATCTAACTTCTTTACTTTATCAGCAATAATTTTAAAATTAATTTGTTTACACAAAGGTAAATCTTCAAACTTTTGCAGTTTCCCTCGCTTTATTCTTTGTCTACCTTTATACATTAAAACGGTGGTTCAATAACTACACCATCTGTTACAATAAATGGTTCATCATTTATGTTAACGCATGTTGCCCACTCATAATTTATAGCATGTATTTGTTCAAATCCTTCTGTGTCTATTACTACAGAAGCTACTCCATTAATCCAACTATGTGTTTTTACAAATCCTGTATTATCATCTATTATAAAACTAATTGTATTGACAGTATTTGCTAAAATCAAATAATAACCACCATTTGCAGAAAAACCAAACTCTACAACTGTCACAGCCCATATATCATTTGTTACAACCTGTGCTTTAACCAATTCTTGTAAACCTAATGATAAAAATAATGCATTCATACCATCAACTTGATTTGTATAAGTTTGTCCAAATTGATTATTATTTGCAGGTATTATAATGTAAGGATTAAAACCATAACTATACTCATTTCCTGGAGTTATATACTCAATTCCGTTTATTACTAAAGATGTTATTGTATGAGGTTCTTCTCCTGCAAATTCAGCATCAAAAACCCAATTAAGTGAATCCATAAATCCAAATACACAGGCTTCACTTTTCCAAGGAGATGGTGGAGCTACACAGTTAGTTTCACATTCTAGCAATGTTGGATAAGATCCTCTTGTTCCTTGTACTTCCACACAATCAAATGCTACACAATTATATGATACAAGCGGTGGTGGTGGTGGTGATGGAGTTGGACAAGTAGCATGTACAATATCTGAAGAAATAAATCCACAATTTGATGATACAGTACATCCACAATTTGCAGGTGGTGCACATGTATAATCTGGATTAACTAAAACAGCTAACATAAGTAACTCATGTTTAATTTCCCATTTTATTAACTCATCATCACAACAACTAGATATACCATATCTTTGTATAAGTACATCTTTATACATCCACTCAGAAAAATTGCATTCTACTTTTTCATAATATGCAGGTGTACATGCTGCAGTATCATAACCTGGTTTTACTTTTCTTCTAGGTAATATTACTATTGGACATTGACCATCAATGCAATCTCCGTATTCTGTTACACCTACTGTAGTATTTGCATTCCAATCTAAATAACATGTTTTTGATACAGATTGACCTGGTGCTAATATATGTCTTAAACCAACAGTCCCATTAATATCAATATAATACACTATTTCTACTGTAGTACTGTTATTAATAAAACTTGCACATTTAGGTGTAAGTATTGCTACTAAACAATCAGGACAGTCAGCAAAAACTAAATTTACACTTATATCACCACTAATTGTAGTTGGTTCAGTAACCGAAACTTCCCAACATGTATCTGGGCAAAAGTCAATTGTAATAACTTGACCTACATATTCAGAGAGATCCACTATTGTAATAATAGGATCAAGAATATTCGCACAATCAGTTAATTGATAAAATGTAGAATTACATAATACACAATCACCAAAAGATGCTGTTACAGTAACAGGTTGTGTAGACGGTGGAACAATATCAATTGGTTCAACTAACCAACATCCTGGACAATTTGTATTAATTATAACAGTTGTATAATCAGATAAATCAGTTGTAGTATATTGTACTTCACCTGTAGTACACTCTGTAAGTTTAAAACCTTTTGGGTTTATACATGATGGACAATCAACAAAAACATTTTGTACAGTAACAGCAATTGCACATTCACAATCATTATCTGTATTATTTACTTGCCAACATGTATCACTACCTACTATTTGAATAATTTGTTGTGTATTTATATACTGTTCTACTTGTGGATTAAATGTATAAATATTATCTTCAATTCCTTTACAGTCAACTAATTCATAACAATTACTACAGTTATATAAAATGTTTAATGCATCAGTATCATCAACTAAACAATCTCCAAATGATTCAGTTATCCAACATAAGTTAGGAGTTGGACAAATAGGTATTTGTTTAAGACAAACTTTATCTGACCATGTTACACCATCTGTTTGAATTAATAAAATTTGATCAATAAAATTACAATCTTTATAAGTTATAGAAAAAGTTCCAGGTGCTATTGTACCCGTCCAAAGAAATCTTGTACAAATACAATCTAAACAAATTAAACTACAAAAACCTCCACAACCTTCTTCAACTATAGCAAATTCACTTATAATAACTTGAACAAAAGGTGGTACTCCAACTCCAGTATATGGTATTTCTGTTGCAGTATAACATGTAAGAGGAACTAGATCACCATCTGGTACTGGTGTAATATATACATATGTTGCGCTATCAACTAATGCATCATCAATTAAGTATACTGTTGTTGGTAATCCTCCACAACATGGTTGTAAACTATATACATTATATACCGGATTTTGAGGTATAGAACATGGGCACTCTACACTAGGTATTAAAGGACAAGGTCCTTCAATAGATGTTTCAATATATGGTAGCAATGTAACAGGATCAGGTGCAGGAGCTAGAAGTAAAGTAGTAACCCAAACTAAGTCTGCACTTATTAATGCTTCTACATAATAACATTGACCAGTTTCTAATGCATTACTTAAACTATCATATACTGTAGGTCCAGTATATGTATATACTTTTGGTAAAAAAGGTAGTGTAGGAAAAGGAACTCGAAAAAAAGCAGGATGTTCACCTGGACAACAAGGAGTAAATCTATAATACTGTGAAATTGCCATTTTTTTTTTTATTTTTTATATCTGTCCTTACCCCATATTTGTGGTCTTGCCGTAATATGTGGTGGACTAGGTTTAACTTTTGGAGCAATAGTTTTTAACTTAGATTCATATGCAGAAAGACAATTTGTACAAACTGATGTTTTATCTGAAGCAACTCTCTTTTGACATCCACAAGAAAGATTTCTTTTACAATTTGAGCATGAAGCCATAATTTGTTGGTTTAATTATGTTTAACAAGTTTTACAGTCAAATTTATTTAAAAGTTTGATTGCGTAATTATATAAGGTCATACCTTTTTGAGGTTCAAGACAAAATTCAACTTTTGCTTTAGCTGCATCAAGATACATCCTAATCATTCTTAATTTTTCTAAACGCTCTTGCACTTTAGCTGGTGGCTCACAAGCGGCTAGATCTAAATTACAAAGAGCAACATTATATCTATTAAGTGCTTTAGTAATTCTTAAATGATTATACTCTACATATACTAAATCATTTGGAGATACACTATATTTAATAATGTAAATACCATCTGGTAGTTCACCATATTGCTCACCACATCCTGTGACTTGTATCTGTAAATCACATGCAGTTAAGATTGCACTAAAATTTTCAATTACATCTAATTGAATAGAGTAGCCATAACCTGGTACAGTAACATTAAGTGTAGGGCAAGTTAAAGGAACATTAGTTGCATAAATACTAGCATCATTAATTGATAGTATACATGTGTTCATTACTGTAGGAACTTCTAAACTTAGAACATGATTTGCCATAATGATATATTAAAAAAAGGGGAGGAGTATGAAACTCAGCTCCCCTTTTTAGTTATTAATTAGTGTTAATTAAAACAGTCCTGGACCTGGTCTCTCTCCTCTCAATGGAAGTGGAGGAAATTCAACCGGAACCTCACATTCAGTTTCACAACTAAAGTTTTCAATTTCACATACACCACAGTTGTCTAACCAAAATGAAGTAGCTTGATTGAATGCAATAAGATTAGTTACATCTGTTGCTACAACTTGTAACAAGTATTGATCAGCATCAAATGTACCACTTGGGTTATTATGACGTGGAACACTATGTTGTAAATATGATTGATAGTATAATGCATTACGGTTAATTGCAGATACAATTTGGTTTCCTTGAGTAATCTCACGGATACGGAAATCAGAATGTAAGAAGTTTTGTCTATAAGATTCTGACAATGTTAAGTCACGTAAGATTGTTTCTCCTAAACCATTTGCTTGTGAACCTAAACACTCATGAACTACACAGATTCCATCAAATGTACATGGATCACCGTTTAAGTCTACTTCAGAAGCATATAATCTAACTGGTTCTTTTTCATAGAAATCAGATAATTGGAATGTACAATCACCAAATTTAGTATCAACATAAGCACCATTAAAGATCATACCTGCACATGCACCATCTACGTGTCCTGGAGATACATAATTATCCCAAGTATCACCACCAACTGTAATCAAATCAGCTGCAGAAGTTCCTGGTTGGTACCAAAGTACACCAGCTTCATCTTGTATAATAATCTGTACAAATGGGTTTACTACTGGGTAACGTAAAATTGCATTAGCCCATAAGATATATACTTCAGTAGAATCAACAGCAACTGGTGCAATTGAACCTGCTGGACAACATCCTGTGTAAGCTTCAGCAATATAGTATGCATTGTGATTCAAGTAACGTAAAGCAGGAGAACCTTTAATATCAATACGTAATGAATAAGTTTCACCACACATAAATTCTTTACAACAGTTAACACCACCTGATCCTGTAATTGGATCTACATTAGCAGTAGTAACATCAAGTACTTCAAACTCAAATGTTGAACCATCACCAGGTACTGTTAAAATATCACCAATCTCATATCCTTTACCAATTGCTTGACCAAAGCTCCAACTAGTAACTGCACCCATTCCATTAGTTGTAATTTCAATTGTTGCACCTGTTCCAGCACCACCTGTTAATTCAACAATAGCATTAACTAAGTTTGGAGTTTGTCCATTAATTGGACCACCTGAATTACTCCAATTAATAATACCACCACCCGCAGTCCAGAATGTTGAACCAACGTGAAGTACTTCATTTGTTGGCTCACATGGTATTACTGTGTAGAAACGTGATACATACTTAGGATTGATCATCTTAGACTTGTTAGTCTCAACATAACCTCCGTGGAAAGGACCAATTTTGTCATTAGAATAAATTGCAGAACCTGCAAGCATTACATTACAACATCCGTCAGGACTTCCTAAAGATAAGTTAGTTTTTGGATCAAAGTATCCAATATACCCACTGTAATAAGAACCATAAAAATTTTCTCCTAGAGTAGATAATGTGTTCAATACATAAGTTGGTAAACCAGAAGTAGTTAAGAAACCATCAGTGGTTTGTGCTGGAGCAACTGTGCCATCAAGCAAAGTTACTGTTGTGTTAAGTGACCGTCCTGTTGCAAGGAATGTCTTCTTAAATGCGTGATTAAAATAAGCCATTGTGTTTTTTTTAATTTATAAATATATAATATAATATAATAAAATAATCTGACTTATCAAATTATTTTAAGAATAAAAGTTTGTATTTAGTAGAATTGATAGAATCTTTTACAAGATCTAAGTTATTTACAATTTCAGAATAAGGCATCATACCTTGTAATTTGTTAATTGAATTATACATATCTCTAAGATATCCTACACCATCTGCTACTGTATCTAAAGTTCTAATAGGCATTTCAGTATAAGTTAATATCTTTTCAGCCGTACCCTGATATCCTTCAACTAATGTATCAGCATGATCATGTAGTCCTTCATAGAATGACCCAAGAGCTGTGTGTGCTGCAAAAGATCCATCTCCTGTAACTTTTAAATGAAGCTTATGAAAACTTATTGCAGCATTCATCATTTCTGTAGCACAAGCTGCTGTCATAGTATCTAATGAACTACCACCAACTCCAGTATTAGGTTGAGGTCTACTAATGGTTTTTGTAGGCTCAGGATTTCTTTTTAACATTCTAGATTGTTCCATTTTTTTTAATTATTGCGTTCTGCACCTTCTGATCCTCTAGAGAATTGATTACCTGACTCAATATCTCCTGCAAGTATACTTGCTGCTTCATCTATTATTATTTCAATTATATCATCTTTAAACTCACATTGTACATTGTTTAAAGTTGTTTGCCCGGTATAAGGATCGGTACATCCCTGTACTTCAATTCTTACTGGTTGTCTATAGTATGTAAGTTCAGAACTACTAATAAGAAAATCTTCATTAGTGTAAATATTTACAAAATTATTTTTAAGAGTAGCAAAAGTTTCTGCCCATTCAAAGCTTGGCTTTTTTGCATCATCTCTTAATAATTGATTTAGGTTAGCTTCTTCTACAAGATAAATAACCATGCGTCTGTCATTACAACATTCATTTTTTGCATAAGCATCAACTCTTTTCCATTGTAAATAATTTTCTGGAATTGGTCCTGAATAAAATAATTGTTGATTTGTAACATTTAAAGGTTCAGTATTTAACAATACTTGTAAGTCATCTATTCTTCTAGTAGATTGCTCATCACCTTCTTTAACAATGTTCATACCATGAAGTTGTCTTCTAGTCCACTCAACTTGAGCTTTATTAAATGCTTCAACTACTTGCCAACATTCAATGTTGTCATAGTCTTGACTATCTAATTTATTTAGACGCTGTTTAATCTTTATAGTAAGTACACTGTTTTGCATGTCTTATTATTTTTTACGTGCATTCTTCTTAGCACCAGCAATTCTATCAGCTGCAGTTGCTTTATTGTATGGAGGAGCTAGTGCAGCAAACTTAGTTGATTTAGTTGCTCCACCTTTCTTTTGATACGGTCTACCTTCATACTGTCTACCTTGATTTTCCATTTCTTTTATTTGAGCCATATCAGTAGCATAGGCTTTATCAAAATCTCCTTTTGGTCCATATTTTATATTTGCTTTTTGTGCAGCATAGGCTCTTGCTGTAGCCTTGTCTACGGAATTTTGAAAACTTTTATCCATTGGACCAGCTATTATACCAGTCTGAGCTTTAGGTAATTTCTTTTTAAATGACTTCATAGCAATATCAGCTTTTTTATTAGCTGTTGCTTTATTATCATTAAATACTATTAAAGCACTTTTTGTAGTTTTACTTTTCATAACTTAATATATTATAATTTATCTTGTACCCATAGGAGTACATCCTATTCCTGATGCTTTTCTTACATATCCCGGAGGACATCCTTTTTGAACTGGAGCAGATGTAGATACACCACCAGTTTTAAGCATACGTCCTTGTTGTGTTCTTGGGTTATTACCGTATAGTGGTCCACCAATTATTGACCCACCTGTTTCCATTTTTTGTCCGCCACATTTAGCGCATCCTAATTTTGCCATGATATATTATTTTTAACAGTTCCATTTTCTCAAAGACTTATTAATCCTTGAGTTAGGATCATTAGCAGTCTTTGCACTTGTATTTACTTTTTTCATGCCTGACATCCGGGCACAAAATGATTTTCTTCTTTTAGCTGCTGTACTATCAGGTGCTAACTTAGATGGTTTAGTAGTTACAGCTGTTTTAAGTTTACTACCAGGATTAGCAGCTCTGTAACTTGCTACTCCTTTAGCATTTAACCCACCTGTAGAATTTTTGCCTTCTTTTCTTTGCCATGCTGGAGATTTTGCCATAATTATCTTTTTTTAGCTATTGCTTTAAATGTTTTAGCCAATGCTTTTCTCTTAGGCGTACAAGTAGGTTTGGACATAGGAGTGCAGAAACCCTCATGTTTAGGGTTTACTGCCTTCTGCATCCATTTCTTATCTTTCTTAGCTATAGCCATGATTGATTATTTTTTCTTCTTAACCTTTGCTTTTTTAACAGGAGCTTCAGTTGTAACATTTTCATTAGCTGCTTCTTCAGCATTTGCTACAACTTCTTCAACTACTATTTCTTCAACAGCAGAAGTTTCTACTATTGCTTTATAATCAGGATTAAGAACATATTTTCCTGTTTTTTCTTCTTTGATATAAGCTGATACTTTTTCCATCTTATTTAGTTTTTTTTGGTGATGCACATTTTGGTGCAGTTGATGTACCCCCTACTTTTCCTTTAGGAGAAGTAGACTTGATTGCACCTTTAGAAATTGCTTTAGTAATACCACCTACTCTACCTGTTGCTTTTTTAGCAGCAGCAATCTTAGCATTAGCATTTACCATACCACCAGTTTTATACATTTTGGTAGCACCACCTTTTCTTCTACCAGGAATTGGAGCTATACCTACATTCTTAATATAATTTGACATATTAGTATCAGCTTCTGTTTTAGGTCCATAGTCACCTAATATACCATATTTTTCATCCATAGTAATTTGTCTTGGTTTTCTTTCCGGCATTGGTTTTGGATTGTTGTTCATTCTACCACCCATTTGATACATACCTCTATTAGCTTTATCAGTTGCTGGTCTAAGTGCACTACCACCCATTGCATACTTTTTCATTTTAGTAGCACCAACACTTGTACCATATTTTGCTTTAGATACTGATCCACTGCCTGTAGTTGTAGTACCTGACTTAGGATAGTTAATAGAATTATTTGAATCTTTAATATTAATAGCTTTTTTGTCTACTTCTATTTTTATTCCTTTTTTTATTTCTCTTTTCTCTTTCCTTTTATCCATACCAGCTTTAATTGCTACTGCTGCAGCTCCAATAGAAGGAATTATTGTACCAAGTTTTCTTGCAAGATTAGCACTTTTACCTTGTTCTGAACCAGTAACTTTATCACCAGGTCCACCCTTTGCATACTTTTTTATTTTTGTTGTTGCCATTTTATTTTAAATTTAAGAGTTCCACAATTTTTCAATCTTTGTATTAAGATCCTTTAAAACATCTTCATTTAAAGGGTTCTTTAAATACTCAATTACATCTGATGTGTTTCTACCTAACATTGCACTTGATTGTGTATGATAGATATGACCATCTGACTTATTTATAATATACTTAAAAAATATGGAATCTTTTACAATTGCTTTAATTTTTAATGATTCCATGTCTAAAGCTGCAGCAGTTAAGAAACCTTGTGCAGCTCTTTCCTTGTTACCTTCTGACCCTTCACCATTTATATGCTTATCCATATTATCATAAATAACATCATTTGGTGTATGTTTTTTATATTGTACACTAGCTGTATCTACTGCTTTTGCAATGTAGAATAATTTAGTGCTATTCTTATCAAATAATTTTTGAAGTTCAGCAAGTGCTCTGTTACGTAATTTTTTAATCTCAGTTTTAGCTCCTGCTGTTTCTTGAGCTTTATCAAGATAAAATTTTGGTGGCACTGCTTTAGATCTTGCTTCATCATAGCTACGTGCTACTAATGAAAATCCTCCAGCTTCAATTGCATATAATTTAATTCTATCAAATGGATCTTGTGCATTTAAATATAAAGGCTCATTACCACATGATAAATATATCTTATTCCAGAAGTCAGCGTTATCAGGTCTTAATAATTTTACATTATTCCAAAATAACGGATCTGTAATTTCAAGTACATTAGCTGCTAATTCTCTTTCTAATTCTGCAACTGCTGTTCTTATTTCTTTGACTTTTGCCTCTCTTTGTTCAACAGTCATAAGTCTAATCTCCGGTGCAAATTCATTTAGTCCTGTGACATATTGTATTACACCATTTTTTTCTAAACATGCTAATTGTTCTGTATGAGTTACTCCATCAAAAAGAGATAGTCCATAAGATTCTAATCCCATGTTAGATACTGAATTGTCAAAATATGGTTTGATAGATACTGCAGTTTTACGTGTTTCTCTTGTTTCAACCATTGTAAAATTTGTTGCTTCCATTTTGTTGTTGGTTTTTAATATTGGTTTTTAAAAATAAAAAAATGAGAAGGACAATAAGTCCCTCTCACTTGTTTTTGATATATTAGAATGATCCACCAGTGATTGGATTTCTCATAACAATCTTAAGAACCTTAGTAGGATCTTTAACCCAAATAGCAGGCATTGTTTGAGACATCATTACACGGTATCCATTGAATTGTCCAGAAGACTGGAATCCTTGAGTACGTCCCATGTAGTCCATAGTACCATTTTGGTACCACCACTTCAATTGGTTATCCCAAGAAAGTTTCAATAAGTAGATATTATCATTTGTGTTATCAGTGATATCAAAGATAATGAATGAATAAGAAGATAATGGGAAACCATCAATGATTGGGTTTTCAATATCATTTGTATGAACATTATCAAATGCTGGATTCAATACAAATTTCACGTTAGCCAAGAATGGAATAACATAAGAAGTGTAAGCAAATCCAAAATTCAAGTCCATTCCTTTACCAGTGATTGCACCTATGTCAGCTGCTTGAATCAAAAGACCAGAAGAAACTGCTTCTCTACGGATAGCTTCATTCACTAAACGCATTCCACCCATACCTGTTTGTACTACTAGAGAACGCTTAGGATCTGGACCTTGGAATTCAACTTTACCATTGAAGAAGTTGTAGATCTCTCCACGGAATAAATCAAGTGTAAAGTTATTCTTATTGTAAATACGTTTGAAAGAGTTATCTAACTGTTTCCAAAGACCCACTGATAATCTAATATCATCTGGACCATCTTGACGTACTCTACCTCCTTGACCCCACATTAAGTAAGTCTCAATATCAGATGCTACCTTAGAAAGGTGAGCAGCTTCCATATTTGTCAAGAAAGTTCTTGAAAGATCTCCGTTATCAAAAGCTTTCTTTACAGAATCTTTACCCATAACTTTAACCATATCCTCTAATGAGGTAATTGATGGATCAATAGTCTTGTTAAATGATCTCCAGATTTCAGTTACAGGAACTGTTCCATCTGCATTCATTCCACCTTTGATCATCAAATCTGCACGTGATGAAATAGAATAATGTACGTGAGCCTCAGCACCTCCAACATAGTTGTAGAATTCACGGAATCCTGCATTAGTGATGATGTCAGAGAATCTCTCACCATATTCACCTCTTGCTGAACCTTTACGGAATATCTTAGTACCGTTAGACAAGTACTTATTATCTAAGTATTTGTAGTTATCATTATTAACTAACTGAACAGTATAGATAAATCCATCACCAATTGGAAGAATATCCTCTTGTGTAACATACATCTCTACACCATTGTATTTGTCATATGTTAAGATATCACCATGACCAAACTCACGTCTGTTAATCTTGATTTTAAATGTAGAACCATCTACACCTTTGAAATCATTAGCTGGTTCAATATCTTCAATGATGTATGGTAAATCAATAGAGACTGGAGTCTGCCATTTGTACTCACCACGAGCATTGTCAACCATGATTACATTTTTTCCTCCAAAAGAGGACATTTGATAAAGAGGCATTTCTACTTTCTGTGCCATAGCCCAAAGGTCTACTGGGCCCAGATCCATAGGTTCTGCATTCTTCAACATGTTTGTTAAGTGGTATGAATCTACGTGGGACGATGCATTGTATGCTGTGTCACGGAGGAATATACCATTGTTTAAAACTGGAGTTGCCATTTGTATTTATTTGTTAATTGTTACTATTTATTAAAACCTTCTAAATATATTTCCAGGGTTTTTCTGGAGTGTTCTTTGTGAAGTTCTTCTAGTTGCTGGTTCATCATCACTAGGTGAAGATGATGTCAGTTTTTTAGACTCTTCTGTTTTTAATTGTCTTACAGTTTTTTCATTAGCTGCTCTGGAACCTTGCTCTCTTATCTTAGATTCAAATCCTTCTGGATCTGCAAGTAACCATAATGCTTTAGCAATAAGATCATGTCTTGGTTCTACAAATTGATACTTTTCAAGTAAATGACCAAGTAAGTTTGTAGGTTTACCAGAAATTGAAGGGTAGTTTGGTTGAACTAATCCTGAATAAAGTGAGCTTTGAGTTTTCTTATCAAGTTTAATTCCTCCTAATTCGCCTACAGAAAGTGTGTTATATACATTATCCATGTATGCTCTTGAAGCTCTTTCTTGTTGATCTTTCTTTTGCTCTTGTTCTGCTAGTTGTCTTGCAATAATTTCTTCATGCATTCTATCTAACTTAGGTTTGAATTGATTAGCTTTTTGTTCTAGCTTATCCATATCTCTCCAATCTTCAATCTCAGATTCTATTTCTTCTGCTGTCCCGAATCTTGTAGCGTGTAGATATTGGCGTGCAATTTCTCCTTGATCTCTTTCATCTGTAGGATCTAAACTTTTTATCTCTTCTACTTGTGCAAGTGTTTTAAATAATCCTTTTAAATCTTGTCCACCGTCTGCAACATATTTAGCTGCATATTGTAGTTCTTCTGGAAGAGCATTAAAAAATTCTTTTGGAGTATTCTCTTTAACTTTGTTTTCTCTATCTTGAAAATTAGCTTCAAACAATTCTCTAAAATCTTTAGTAGTATACTCTTCTAAAGGTTTGTCATCTTCAAATGCAGCTAAAGCTCCATCTTCAATCATTTTTTGTGCTAATTCATAAAGACCTGACTTATCAAGTTTAGGACGGCCTTTGTTACCAGAGTCCTCTTCTTGACTAATCATATCATCAAGTTGAGCTATTACTTCTTCAACTTCTTTCTTTTCTTCTGGTGTTGATACACTAGAAGGTTTGTCAATGAACGTTACATCTACAGTGTTGGTATTACTCAACATTGTTTTTTTTTCTTCTTCATTATCAGGTAGCATAATGTTTTCTGCGCCTGGCATTCCAAAGATTTCATCTAGGTTGACATCTACTTGTGCTACCGCTGTAGCATCAGATGTCTGACCTTCATCAAATAGGTTTGACATATTGTTGGTTTTTTATTTGTTACTTAATTTAATATACACAAAATTGTAGAAATAAACTTGTAAAATTTAAAAGTTAAATTTCTTTTTAAGCATTATATAGCTACTAGTCATTCTTTGATTTATTATCAAATCTATTTTTATTCTCTCTTGCTATCTGTAATTGACTATCAGCTATTTCTTTTTGTGCTTGAATCTTCTCACGTTCTATTTGAGTTTTCTGCATTGCTAAGCTATTTCTGTTAGTCTCTTTCATCCTTTCCATATCAGTTTGATCTTGATATTGTTCTGATTCTCTTATATCTTTCATCTGATCCATAAAGTCAGACTGTTGATTTTCATTAAGGTCAGCAGTTGCACCATAACCTGATGCACGGATCTCAGCAACAAGTAAATCACGTTGTCTATTCTTTTCAGCTTCAGTTGCTTCATAATCTCTTTTAAGTCTTTCTTCTTCTGATTTAGCTTGAATCATTTGTTCTTGCATTTGCTGTTGCTGTTGTTGCTCTTGTTGTTTAATTTGATTAGTCTTCTCTTCTGAAGCTTTAAGAACTGAATTAAGCTCTGCAACAGAATCAGACTGAACAACTCTTCCTAAATCATATATAGAAGCTCCAGTAGTATTATTTTGTAATGCCATAGATTTTAATTGCTCAAGTATTGCTCTATGATTAGCAGTAGTGGAAGCATAAATATTAAGATCTCTCATTAATAAATCTGTACCATTAATTTCAAAATTAACTTTTTCATCTGCAGTAGTCATGTATTGTAATCTTACTGAAGGTTTAGTAGAATGATAATACTGCGCTAAGTCTGTACGCATCTGGTGTACTCTTGGCATTAAATAATCACAGTGTTGTATAAAGAAAATTTCTGTTTGTGCATATGATGCAGATACTGCTTGCTCAACTCCAGTAGCTGTAGTTTGAGATAACTGTTGTCCCATACGTTGTGGATTTACACCAATTACTTCATAAGCCTGTTGTTTAAAGTAATTAGCTAACTGTATTCTTGACATAAGTCTGTTAGTCTGTTCTAGATCTAATTTTTGAAAATGCTGAAAGTTTAATGCATTTTCTGTATTAGTAATAGAGGTATCTAATGGAAGCATTTGGAAATTTTTCATTGCTACATAAGCTTTAGCAAGATTGTTCTTACCCCAGTCTTCACCCATTGAGTGTCTTGGTAATGCATTCTGATCTAATAAGATAACTGTACCTAATTCATCTACTAGTATATCTGCTATTTGATTATTAACAATATTATATCCAATTTGATAGGGTTTCATTAAATCTAATAATGCAGTTGATTTAGTATTTCTATCAGAAAAAACTGAACCTTCTACTGGTAACTTACATCCATAAAGTGTACTATCTCCTTTGAATTGGAATTTTAATGGTCCTAATTGATTCTTATCTGCACCAATATAAATAGGTGTAAAGCCTCCAGGATTATTCATACCCCAGAATGATGGTATGTTTGGTCCAATTTTAATTCCACCCCAAGTTTCATTAATCCAAATCCAATCTATATGTTCTCCATATACTATGTTATCTTTTGTTTTATTCTTAAAGAGTCTAGTATCATAAATGGGTTTATCACTAACTTTATAATCTTCTGTTATAATTTCTACTAGTACTTCACCATTATCTAATACTTTAGTAAGATGCCCAACTTTACGTTGTGATTTCCAATATCCGGTAGTTACTCTTAATAAGTATGCAGTACCTGCCACATTATAATCTTCTCCTTCTGCTAAAATTTGTGATACAACATCTCCACCTTGCATAACTGATCCTGCCATCATTGATGTATATTGACGGTATGCTAATGAAGGCATGTTAGTATTCCATTCATGAGTTTTAGTTGCATCATAGTAGGATCCGTCATTTTGCTGTCCACCAATATTATATCCAGCAGATCTAATTGGGTATATAGCTTCTAATGCTTCAAGTTGTTCTTCAGTCATCAGATATCCATACTTATCAATAACATCTGCTACTGTAAACATATCTGTTTTTCCTACCCAGTTTGCTTGAGAAATATATCTTACATCCGGTGATTTATGATAGAATGTAAGAACAGGGTTCCATAATTCTACTTCATAATCATCTTCTGCCATTCTAAAATGCCAGTACTCACGGTCAGTAATAAGCATATCTCTAAATGCTCTTTCCTCAAGTTCATCTATTCTAAATCTTTCTACATCTACTTTATGTTGATGTGTAGCCCATTGCTCAACTAATGATCTGTAATCTTTTTTAAAGTACATTTCAATTTCTGGTAATGTCTTAAGTTTTTCTGGACTTAACTGTTGTTGGGCTTCTTCAGAATTTGGATCTAAACCTTGTTCAAGCATTGCTGCAGTAATTTTCATTTGTGCATCAGACATAAGAACTTCTTCTACTGCTGCACGTTTTTGTTCCATCATCTCATTATATGAGAACTCATCAACTGCTCTATATGTAAGTTTAGTAGATCTCTTAGCAAACTCTGCTACAAGAACATTAATTACATTAGGTATGATAGGATAGAATTTAAGTTCTAGTGCTGAGTTATCTTCTTTTGTAAGTACTTCTACTATATCCCGGTACTCATTATCCTCTTCAATGATATAATCTGATTTATCAATAATACCTTTAGCAAGTTTATAGTTTTTCATTAACCTGCGCGCATTCATCCTAATCTGTTTTAGACCATTCCATTCTAACCAGTCTAGATTCCAGGCTGCCCATTCTTGGTCCTTTTCACTTTTTGGAATAAATTGAAGAGGTTGGGTGATACTACCCATCCTATTGTGTTTTACTTTAGCTCCTTTCTTGAGCTGCATAGCATTATATACCTGCATAATTTTTATTTAAAGTTTTTAAATGCTGATCTCCTAATTCCTTGACCAAGTGAAGTTGAACCTTTTCCCATATGCCTGAAAGGGCTACTACTTAATTTATACAAATTTTCTGACTTTTGCAAGTTTTTAGCTGCATCATCCATGATTCTTCTTTTTAAAAACCCTCTATTTGATAATTGAATTTTCATAAAAGCAACCAATGCAGAGAATGCAACAAGTCTATCTACGTTAAGTCCTTCATGATATGCTTGCATTTCTTTAAGCAACATGACATCCGGAATTCTTTCTATACCATATGTTGTTTTAACTATAGTACCATCTTCTTTTGTTATTGTATCTAATTCTTCTCTAGTATATTCTATAACATAACTAAGAAGATGTGACTTAAATAGTATGCCTGTATTCTTCCAACCATATTCTTGGAATACATTTGCATTAGCACCTAAGTCTTTTAAGAACATAATTTGTGTTCTTGGCACAAGATATCTTTGTTTTTTTCTAGATATCATATATTGGATAAATAAAGAAATATTATTTTCTATTACTGTCCAAGCATTGTACCATTCAATGATCATCTCTAATCTTTCATGAGTTTTTTTAATATCATCAAATCTACCACACCAAGCTGCTACTATTTTATCTTGTTCTATTGAATTTTCAATTTCAACACCAGTAATTTTAGTTATTTCAACTGGAGCTTTCATTACATATATTGAACATAGTGAATCTGAAGTAGTTGTTTTTCCTTCAGATACCGGGTCAATAGATGCATAGTACATTCCAAATGTTGGATCTTTAACTGGTCTTTCCCATACTACTAATGTTCCAGTTTTATCTTCTGTCTTTTTAGATATTGGAAATTCAGATATAGGAAGTTTATTTGTTTCTCTAACTGAAGGTGTACCATTTTCATTTCTATAGATTTCTAAAAATTCATATGAGTATTCTTTTTCTTCTATTCTTCTAAGTTGCGCAGCTACCAGGTTTTGGGGAAAGATAGAAGCCTTTCTATATGCAAAAGCTTCTTCAATATTTCTTGGATGCTGAGAAATTCTAAGTTGATATTGCTCTGGACTTAGATCTTTTTTCCATTTATCAAACTGTTCATCTAATGCAACCAAAGCTACTTCAACTAATGAATTACCAAAGTCATCAATATAAGGAGGCATAGACCATTGTTCTGGTATAAATAACCCTGATGTACCTTGTGTATTGTTTTTATCTAATAAGTTTGTATCTACAGCATATATGTCGTTTACTTCAGGATGAAGTATCATTTCTTTTAAAGGTTCACATTGATCCAGATCTCCTACTGATCCTGCTGCAATAAACATCCCTGTAGTCATAAATCCAGATTTCATAGCTGGACGGATATATTCAAAAGTCTTGTCCATCTTAGGAGCAATGCCGGCCTCTTCATGGAAGAAGTATTTAACTGGTCCACCTACACCATTAGTTGGATCTTTCTCAAATGACATACCTTGTATAGTACCTTTAAGACCTACTTCATTTTTTCTATCACCTTTTCTAACTTCAATCTTTTGTTGCCACATCATCACCTTGTCTGGAGACATTGGTCTGTACCATGCAGTATGTTCATTTAAAAATGCTGCATATTCTGATAAGAATTTCCATGTACCTTTCTCATTAATGTAATCTTTAAGACTGGCTCCCATCTTTAATATAACCCCGGCCTCAAACCATTGTTGATTTAAAAGTTTACCTGCGTGGTAATAGGATGAGGCAATTTGCCGTTTCTTTAATATGGCTACATGTTTATAATGTAACTCAGCTAAGAGTTCATATAAAGCCATATGATATTGTGCATCCCGTATATCAGCAAAGCCAAAAGCTTGAATCTCTTTATTAAAGATAGGTAAGAAATTTAACCACATATAATACTCTCTGGCTAAAAACCATATCTCATTACCAGATTTTATTATAACACCTTTACGGCATTTTTCTTTTTGGTCATCCCAATATTTAATAAAATCTTTTGATTTATATGGAGCAGTGCAATATACTTTGTTTTGATTAAATAGTCTAGACTGTTCAGTAAAGATATCAGTAGTATCTTTATTAAAATTGTATTGGCCTGGTTCTTTAAATATACTAACTATAAAAAGTTTAAATTCATCTCTGGTATCAAAGTTAGTAACAGTCCAAGTACCCTTATCCCAAGTAGGTATGTTATTCCAAAAGTCTTCCATTATATATCATATGCTAAACCTTGACCACCTCTAACTTTACTTTGCTGTTCTTCTAAAAGATCTTTATATGCACCTTTAAAAGAAGATCTTACTGCCTCATAGTTTTTAGCAGCATTGATCATAGCTGTTAAGTTTCCATCTCTACCATCAGTGATTTGTCTTGTTTCCATATAACGGCCAAGTCTATCAAGCATTGTTGCTATACCCTTGTATGCGCGTGATGTTGGCGTTTCAAACATTTGCATACAAAACTCTAAACCTATTTGTATAGTTTTATCTTCTGGTGAAAATTCTGCTTCTATTTCTCTAAGTATGATATCTAATTTATCTATGTCTGGTGTAAAGAAAAATGGATTTGTATCAGGGTTTGGACATGTCATATAAAAAATATATAAATAAATTTTAAGATGATCTTCCGGATACTCATCCATTATATCTTTTAAAGCCTTTAATGTATAACAATGTTCAGTAGGAATTACTACGCCATTCTGTATATCAAATAATTTTGCTATCATTTCTTTTTAAGGTTATGTTTGTTTTCATGTAACCAATTAATAATACTAATCACGTCCTCTTTTAAATAAGGTACTTCAAGTGGAATAACTTCTAATACTATAGGATCTCCATTATTATTATATTTAGTAACCGGATAACCCCATTTATCAATATCAGATGATTCAAATACTATATGATGTAAATACATTGTACCTGCTACTAATTTAGGATTATGTTTTAATATAATATACATATAAATACTCAACTGTAAAGCATAGTGTGAGAAGTTACAATCATCTAAGTGATCCACAGGGACAAGCATTTTTTTAGTCATACCTTCCCAATTCTTAAACCCTTCTAACTTGATTTCTTTATTAGTTTTATAATCTATTATATGTACTCTATTATTCACTATCTCAACTAAATCTGATTGGCCACATATACTTGCTGACTTTAAATATACCATATGTTCTGGATATATACCATCAGTTAACTTTTGATTAGGTGCTTGTTTAATACCATCAGTTTCTTGAGGTACATATACTGGAAGTGGTATACCTTCTTTTTCTATAGAGGCTAGATTACATAAGTCACTCTCTCTTTGGTTATGATAAAAAGTACCAAGATTCATTGCCCGTTCAGACTCAGATTTCCATAAGTCCTGTATAACTTCAGGTGTTAATCCAAACCATTTAGACTTTGAATTCTTTGCACATTTTTTAGCCACATTTTCTGAATCAAAGGGTTCTTTAAAATGTGATACTAAACTAGTAACACTTGTCCAAGATATATTTTCAGAATCATCTATACTTGTATAACTATGATCTGATGCTTTAAATACTATACTCATTTTAATCTATAAGGTTATTTAATTTGTCTTCATCTTTTTCTGTAATAACTGCTTTCCATTTATGTGCCGGGCAATCTGAAGATAGAGCTCTTACTTTAAAACTAAGTGAACATCCACATAATGAACAACAAGGTTGAGTACCAGGCATTACACATGATACCCCTTCTATATCTTTTTTAGGACATGCATGACATACTACTAGTCTTTGTTCTGCAACTTCTTCTACAAATTTATCACGGATAATAGTATTTTTAATTCCTTCAAGAATTTGTTTTCTGTTTTTCCAGATTGTTGTTAGTTTTCCTTCCATCTCTAAATGCTTTTTTATAAGTTATAAATTCATTTATTTTTTCTCTTGCATGATATAACTTTTCTAATTTGATTTGTGCTTGTTTTTTATTATGATAATTTATAAATGTTTGTGAGTCATATTTATTAAGCATGTTCTCATATTTCTTTACAAGTTTTTCTACTGAGAGTCTTTTCATTACAAAATGTCCTAAACCACATACATTTATTCTTATATCTTCAAGACTTGATAATTTTTTACTTAACTCTTTATAGTAAAAACTTATTATGTCATCTATCATTGATATAGGCATATCATTACGCTCAGCAATTTCTTTAATTATTATCTCCGGTTTCTTGGGTATCATTTGCTAAAAATTTATAGTCAAGGTATATTGTACCTTCAGTTTGAATCTTCAATAATGGATTAAGCATTATAACTTTTTTATTATTTTGATCTTTAACTATTAATCCATTTTTCTCAGCTTTATTAATACAATTCCGCACTGTTTGAGAAGACTTGAATATCCATTCTTCTTCAGTTGAAGCATCATAACAAAAATGCGTAAGTTCAACAGGCTCATTAAAACTTAATAAGGTAAGACAATTTAAATCAGATTCACTCATTGTTATACGGTTAATATAACAATGAGTCAATATCTGAAACTTTACAACCTCCCACTTAGGCATTTTTACACGCTTTTGTACTTGATTTACTAAAGCCATGATTAGTTCTTTTTAAGTTTTCTACTTGGTTCTTGCACTGTATTCTCTACTGGGTTTCCCATAGTAGGATCAGAATCTTCTTTTTGTGGTCCTTGCATCATCATAGCATATTTAATCTGAGCTTCTGCTCTTTTAAATCTTGCCTCATCAATTCTTGCAAGTAACTCTTCATACTCACATTGTGCTTGTATGTAAGGTAATGAATCCTTATAAAAGTTAAGCATTTCTTCTTTTCTTGCCATTAACTCTTCCTGAGTCATTTCTCTTTCTTCTGCACCTTTTTCCATTTTTAATATTTTAAGTTTACACAAATATATAAAAATAAGTTTAAACTTCAAACATTTAAATGCAAAAAACCCAGATACTTAAGATACCTGGGTTAAATTATTAATAGAAGTATTAACGGTTTTTAAATGTAATATTTAAAATAGTAAACATATAGAACTCTCTAGATATATCCATTTCTATTGTAAGAAAGTCAATCTTACCTATTCTGATCCTGATAGCAAGTTTGTCCCATTGTTTATTCTGTGATCTCCAATTGTTTCTTAATTTCATTATGCTTCATTTTTACTGATTACACCTTTAGCATCTAACTGCACTTTACGGACATTTGCTGGTTGAGCAATCTTCCATGCTGTTCTTCTTGCTTGATACAATCTTGATTTAACAATTCTTGTTACTGATACTGCATTTCCTTGATTCCCACCAAGTACATGGTAACAGTCTTTATCTTCACCTACATAAATTCCAACGTGACCACCACCATCTCTTTTGAATGTAAGTATGTCACCTAGCATAGGTTCAGTAACTTTATTTCCCCATTTAGCCCATGATAAAGCCCACAAAGGTTTATCTACTACATCTACACCTGCTTTATGACAAGCATACGCAATAAATAATCCACACCAAGGAATCTCATCTGCAGTATAAATCTTTTGTAAGTCAAGGTCTTTAGCCCAAGCCATAATAACTGGGTTATGTACTTTACCTACTACTTCTTTTATTCCTATAAGTTTAACTGCTTCTACAAGTAACCTAGGAGATTTTTCTGTATTTAAAAAACTATAGCTCATACTTATTTTTTATTAATTATATCTTCTACATACTTGTCTCTTTGTTCAACTAAGTATGCTTCTCTAATACGCATTCTTTCTAGTTGATCTTCAAATATTTTATTCTGATAATATAATCCTCCAAGCATTAATATAATTACAAAAGATTGCTCTTTAAGTTTAGATAAAAAAATATCTAAACCAGTTTGATTTGAATCTTTTTTATCTAATGTTTTCATTATTTATTTTTATTAAATTTCTTAACAAAAATATTTGAGATAAATTTACCAATTTTTTGTAATAATCCATTTTCTGCTACTACTTCAACTGTAGTACCTGCTTCTGTTTTTTCAACATGGACATCAATCTTTTTTCCATCCATTTTAAATGTTTTATTCTCACCTTCAGATTTTAGTTCAACTTCTACTTTTTGAGTTTTAACATCAACATCAAAATCTGATCCTTTCTTTTTAACATGTACATCTACTTTTTCAGTATCAACTGTCACATCAAAATCTTTAATTTTCTTCTTAGCCATGATTAATTTATTTCTGGGTTATCTTCTTTAGTTAATTGAGCTGTAGTAGCAACTGCTGTTCCTACAACTGCAACATAACCAGCTACAGTTATAAGTGCTGCTGGTAAAGTTACTGGAGCAGCTATAATTATACCTGCTATAGTTCCTGCAATAATTGCAATCCTTTGAACTCTTTTCCAAAACTTTGGAGTTTTAGCATTCCATCTTTCTTTTAAATTATTCATGATTTGATATTTAAAATGTATAGTTTAACTGCATCTGATAATTCACTTACATTCTTTGCTAGATTTTTTATCTCTAATTGTGTAAGTTCTTGAATTGCCTGATATTTTAACTGATTCTCTTGTTGTACTAAATCTAGTTTTCCTTTTAACTTTCCTAACTCTTCAGTCATCCTCTGGTCATTTCCCATAAGAACTTCAATATCTCTTCTTGAATCCATATATGCAGTTCTTAAAAAGAATCCAAAGATTGTCATGATTGTTCCTGCTATAAATAAGATGATTGTTAATACCCAATTTTCCATTATATTTTAATTATTAAATACATTAACTAAATCATCTATCTTCTTTTTATCAACTAAAGATAATGTTTCATAATCTATAACCATTGTATCTAATTCAACATCTAAAGGAGTAACCCTATTTGCTTCTAATGAATAAGGAGCATTTAATATTGTAAGAGACATGTAATTTCCTGTAAAATTAAAAAACGTATTGTAATCAGCTTTTAATAATGTTGATAAAGTATTTACATTAATATTTTGGTCTGTATCATTATACAAGCCCATCAGTACATTTGTGTCTTGTGGAGCATTTGAACCACTAAGTATATTTATTTCCATAATTTAATATTTTGGAACTGTTAATAATAGGTCAACTATAAGACCTGTTGGAACTAATTCGTCAGTAACATTTGGATGTAAAGCACCTACACTTCTTATATTTTGTAATTGAGTTATTACTCCTGCAACACCACCGTAAACTAAATATCCTACAATTCCATTTCTACCTGCAATACAATTATACATATATAACTTTGAAGTATTTGAAAGCACATCAACAGTACTTGTAACATCAACTCCATTATAAATTGATGCATTTCTAATGAATAATTTTTTACTTGCTGAAAGAAGAAATACAGGAGATTGTGTAGAGTTTAGATAAACACCTCCATTAAAATAAGCTTCACCTGTACCTGTTATTTGATAAGCAACATAAATACCAGCTGTTACATTTCCATTTACAACAATAATTTCTGAAGATCTTCCACTAACACCAACTCCAGCAGGTGTTGTTATATTTCCATTTAAAGTAATAAGTGAACTACCTCCTGAAGATAAAATCATTGATTCAAGACCTCCTAAATAAGTAACTCCTTCATTTATTAAATTACCTTTTACTGTAATAATACTTGTTGAAAGAGCACTACTTACATATACAATCTGTTTAAAGTTTCCACCATAAACATTTGTTGCAGTAAGAATGTTATTTGGACAATTAACATTTACAGTACCATTATGACTTGCTCTTACATCATGATGTGTATGAGGACTTTTAATATAATTTTTTACATTAACGGTTGCATTACAATTATTTCTCCAACTAAATGCAAATCCAGTACCATCAGTTTGTGTAGATTCCATTGAATTGAAATCATAAGTAACATCTGAAGTTCCTGATGTAACATTGTAAGAAATGCCAATTGCACCTGTATTAACAATACTATCTCCTTGAATATAAACAGTAGATGCATAATTCCATACAAACAAATATTGAGATTGATTTAATACCCATTTAGCATAACCATATAAGTTAAAGTTAGTAGGACTTCCTATATTATTATTATTTAATATAAATGAACCAGTAAAAATTACACCTGGTTCACAATATACATCTAGGTTTGTATATGGATTAAAACCACCACCAAAATATTCTCCTTTACGAATCCATACTAATACTCTGTTAGTAACAGTTCTTGTAATTGCATTTGCAGCTAAGGCTGCAGCATAAGGTGTTAAAAAAGGTTTATTAAAATTACCTGCTATTCCTGTAGCATCATTGCCATATAATGGGTCAACAAATATTACATTTGAATAATTTACTGAACTTACTCCAGCTGTTCCTGCTATTTGTATTTGAGTACTCATTAGTAAGTTTTGTTTAATGTAAAAATTTCTGAATAAATAGAATTTCCTGCGTTATTAGTATTCCATTGAGCAGTTATAACAAGTGTGTTTAATACAGTAGTATCAAAATCTAAATTATTAACTATACTAAAATTAACTCCTTCAAAGTTAAGTCCTGAATTTTTAGTATATGCAAACAATCCTCCTGATGCTATAGAAGCTACAGTAGGTGCTCCTAAAGTTCTTACAGTAAAATTAACATCTAGCTTCCAATGTTTATCAGTAGTAGCATTCATTGCCATTACTCCTGTATCTGCTAGTAATATTCCCGAAGCAGTTTTAACTCTAATATGCAAAGTAGCTGTACCCACACAGGATAAGTGACCTATCAATACACCATTAAAGCTATCTCCTATTTGAAATCCATTTGCAGGAATTGTAAGACTGCCTAATCCACCATCTAATAAACTGCCCTCAACAGCAGTAGCTGTAACAGGAGTACTAGAATTTGTCTGAGTATATAATCTACTTGTATAGCCAACTAAATTAGGAGATATGTCTATATGTGTAGACACTATTATGTAAGTGTAATAATTATTAACTCAGCTCCTGCCGTAGTAGTACTATAAGCTACAACTCCTAGAGTATTATTTAATGCACCCGCATCAAAATTAATTGTTTCTCCAGGTTTAAGTGTCATCCCTCCTACTGTAGCATTACCAGTTCCTACACTTGCAAAAGACATAGAAAATGTTCCTGCTGCAATTGTACCTAAAGAACCCGAAGGTCTTAAGAAATTAGGAATTCTTATTGCTGCTGTAAGTTTAGTATCTACTGAACTTAAAGTTGTTTCTGTAGCTAAACCTGTTGTGTTAGTTACTAGTGTTGATACATTTGAATCAATACTAGCTAATGTAGTTTCTGTTGCAAAATCTACAGCTGCAATAAAAGCAGTATCAGCAGCTATGGCTGTAGTGTCTGCTTCAACATTTAGTAATGTAGTTTCTGTTGCTAATCCGGTTGTGTTACTTACAATTTGAGCTAAGTAAGTATTAGGATTGATGTATGTAATTGGAGCTAATGGAATACCTGATGTGTTTGATCCTGCTAGATAATAAACTGGTGGATCAAATGTAACTCCATTCCAGATTCTTATTTCTAACCATGTAACATCATTAGCATCTACTACTAAGGCTGCTTCATAATCTGTTCCTTGTTGTATAGCAGCAAGGATTTGAGCTAGTAATGGTTCTACAGTATCTGTATTATCAGCTATTTCACTTAAAGCATCACAGGCACATTGTTGGCCTATTAACATTTTTAACTGCCAAGGAAAATTATTTCCTTTATTACCGTCTGATTTTAAATTTCCTATTGACATAGTTCCTATTTTTTATTTTATACTATAAGCTTAAACATTATAAAGCTCATAATATAAATACATTTTTCCTTTAAATTGACCAAGTCCTGCTGGTGCTGGATTAGCATTAAAAATACTAAGATTAATACCAGTTGGAGCTCCTCCTGTAGATAATACATACGGTATAAAGTTGTCACCCATAGCTGGACTATAGTATGTTGAAAACTGTATATAAACTTTATCAAGATCAGTAAAATCCATGTCTGCATTTTGAATGTATAATCCTACTGAATTAAAAAATGCTGGTAATGGATTAAGATTTGTTTCATCCATAGCAATGTCAATTACTCCTTTTTGAGTAGTAACATTTACTACACTTGTTATACCTAGATCTAGAGTATAGTATCCAGTATTTGCAACATCTCCAGCAACTGACAAATCTTGAACTGTCATTGCATAAGTTTGATATTGATCTCCTCTTTTAGCAAATGTTGCATCAGCACCTAATGCTACTAAATCCGTTTCAGCATTATTTGCTGTTTTTCTAATTAATTGCTCTTTGCGTAAGTAGAGCCAGTTTAAAATATCCATAATTTATTTTATTATTGCTAATGCTTCAACTATTAATTTCATATCTGGAAGACTATAAATGCCTTTTATTGTAGCAGCATTTATAGCTTCCTCTATTATTTTTGTTGCTTCTTCTTTATTCATTATACAAGTAAGATTTTTTGTGCAACACCATTGATAACTACATCCCATACTTTACTACTTGTATTTACTGCAAGTGTTACTACTCCAGCATTTGTACCAGTTGAACCTACTACAAATTGATTACTTCCAGTTGCTACAGCATTTGCACCTAAAATAACTGAACCATTAAAGTTACCTGTTTGAGCTGAAAGACCAACAATAGTATTAAGAAAACCACTTGTATTAGCACTTGCTGCAGAAGTACCTATAGCTGTATTACCTAATCCAGTTGTACTTTGTAAGGCATTATATCCAATAGCTGTATTATTTATACCTGCTGTATTAACAGATAATGCACTTCTTCCAATAGCTGTATTACTAAATCCAGTAGAGTTATTTCCTAATGCACCAGATCCCATTGCTGTATTGTTACTACCAGTTGTATTAATAGCTAATGTAGAAGATCCTACAGCTGTGTTATTACTACTTGTATTAAACAGTAATGCTTGTGAACCAATAGCTGTATTATTATTACCTGTAGAAGTATTACTTAATGATTGATAACCTACTGCAGTATTATCGTTACCTAGTTGTATAACATTTCCTGCTGCATATCCAACTGTTGTATTATGGTTTCCTGTTACATTATTACTTAATGCAAAAGTTCCCATTGCTGTATTAGTAGTATCAGTTGTTTTTCCTGAATGATTAAAATAACTCAGTGTTTCATCATATATAAATCTTGGATCACCTTCAACAGTAACACCATTACTATATAATACTTGAATAGCAGAACCAATATTTGCTAATGTTACACCTGTATTAATTAAATTAGGACCAGCTATACCTTGAGGTCCTGTACCACCATTAACACCAGGAGAACCTTGTGAAGCAAGTAATGCCCAGTTAGTTGGATCTAAATCTGGAGTAGTTACTGATGGTCCTACTGGATTAATACAAAACCAAGAAGCTCCTCCAAAACCTACAGCATCATCTATTACATATGTACCTAACGCTGACCAAGCACCTTGCCAGTTTAAACCTGCTGGACCTACTGGACCTGCAACACCTTGCAAACCTGTAGCTCCTGTTGGACCTTGTGGACCTTGTGGGCCTTGAGGACCTGCTGGCATTTGTGCTGCCAAGTCATCTACTGATATAGCACCTGCTAAATAATCATCTCCTCTGCGGTTATCTTTTAAACCTACTGGGATTAATGTTTGTGAAGGGTTAACTGAAGTAACTACACGTCCTCCTTTAATCCAACTTATGAAATTTAAAATATCCATGATTGTTACATAATTAGTTATATCATTAATATACAAAAAATTTATGTAAAAACAAAATTCCTGATAAATTAATACCAGGAATTTTCTCACCTAAGTTATAACAAAAATTTTAACGTAATGTAAATATAGTAATATTACCAAATGATAGCTACATCACCTTCATTTAATACTAATCTTACAGTACCATCAATATCTATTTTTTCAGAATGCTCTAATGATGAGTAAGGAATATAAACCATATCTCCTTCTTTTACTTCTTCACATTTTTCTCCTATTGCAAATACTCTTAACTTTAACCAAGCTTTCATTGCTTCATACATGATAGCATCTTCATCTTTTTCTGTTAATTTAATTGCTGATTCTTTTTTTACAGGAACTTCAATAATAATTCTTCTTCCTCTTAATACTTTAAACGGGTGATTCATCTTCATAATGTTTTAATGTTAATACTTTTACTACTGCCATTTGTGCATTTACTATCTCGCCTACTGCGTGATCAAATAAAAGACTTTTAAGTGGATGCTTAGATTCACTTGTATAATTTTTTTTCATTATCTCTGCAACTTCAGCAAACAATAGCTTTACTTTACTTACATCTGTATCAGGTTCTACTCTATTATCAATCCCGATTAACTGTTCTCCAAAACAAGGTACTCTTGTTTCTTTAATTATCATTTGTTCTTCTTCCATCTGGTTTAATTTATTTGGTCATACGTAAGTAAAAAGATATCAGGCTTACACGCATAAAACTCATCTTTAATACCTTTAATAATATAGTCTCCTATTGTTGCTGTCATGGGACCTTCTAGAGTACTTACTGCAAGTACTACCATTTTGTTTCTTTCATAACTAAAACAGCTTGGGGAAAATGCTAAGATCTCATTTAAATTAGTACCGACCCATTGTAAGGCTTCAATCTCAATGGGTTTTTTTACATATCTATGTATCATGCGTCATACTTTTTAACATCAAGATTTTCTACTTCATTATCTGAGTTAAGTAGATTATACTTGATTTGTTCTAAGATTCCAATGACGGCCATCTTACCAGTCTCACCTGAATTTATTTCTACTTCTAATCCGCCACTTTCATGTAGGGATACTTTAATAAGTACTTTTGACTTTATCATATTAATTTGGTTTTTACAAATATAATAAATTATTTTTTCCTGAACCTTATACAGAGACTTTAAATAAAAAAAGGTCCTCAGTTTCCCAAAGACCTTTTTCAAAACAAATCAAAATAATGTAAAACATGTCAACCCAAAAGCAGAAAGAGGAGACATGTCAAATATATGTATAATTTTTATATCTCCTAATTATTTTTAAAATAATTTATCTACCCTGTCCCTTATAAGCTTTTTTATAATTTTTACTTGACTTCATTTTACTTGATTTTGTTTTACTGTGTACCCCAGGGCGAGATACTGTGTGAGAATTATAAGCTCTCAATACACTGTCTTTAACTTTTGCCATTTTTTTTAATTTTAATTTCCGCGGCCCACTCTAAAATATACTCCTCTATCTCCCTCTCTGAAAATCCTGATCTCATTACTGCAGCTTCAATAGCATACATAAAGTTATCTGTATCAGGTTCAGGTATAGGAACATTAACTACATATGTTTCTTTAACAAGCTCAACTATTATCTTCATATACTAATATAATAAAAAAATTTAAATTTTGGGGGGGAGGTTTTATAATATATTAGAGAGGGTGATTACCCCCTAGCTAACAGCCCCCCGGCTACTGCCGCGTAGTGGGTACCCCCTATGCTCCGCAGGGCTCTTATCTGTGCACAGCATGGATAACTACTAAAAATTTCCCAGAGGAAATGTTTTCTTGCTACCATGCAAGTGCAAGAGCTACAACACAGCAGAGCTGAGTCATAGC